ACGGTCACAATGAACTCTGCCGACAGGGCTGCACTGACACGCCAGCCGCAGATCGGGGATTTTATCCAGCACAGCACCTTCCGCCTGCCGCAGGATACGACAATCACGAACATCGTCGGGGACGTGATTACTGTCTCCAACGCTTTCATTTCCAGCCCGCTTGGCGCAAACGGCACAATCAGCTTCTCGCCGGTTAACGTCGCGGTCAGCCCGACCAATGGCTATCTCTTGCAAATCCGGTGCCGCGCGATTGTGGCCGCAGCGGGTACGCTTACAACCGGGTTTTCGGCGGGTATCCAGACTAACGCGACAGATCAGCAAATCCAGCATCCCCTTCCGGGGTCACTGGTCAACATCACCAATCTTGTCCCGCAATCGCGGGTGAAGGTGACACGGGTGGACACGGGGGCCTTGCTGCAACAGGCGTTTTGCGGGGCGGGAACGACCCTTAACTTCGACTTCCAATACACAGGATCGGTCGAGATCGAGGCGAGAAACGCCAGCGGCGCGACCGCCTATAGGCCCTGGGTCACGCAGGCGTCCATTTCCCCTTCGGCAGCGGCAAATGTCGTCGCCCTTCAAGAATCCGACTAATAAAGGAACCGATGAATGCCGATACAAACCGATTTCACCATATCCGCAACGGGTGACATCCGCCGCCAAGCGGGGGCCAGCACAGATGTCTACTCGGTTCTGGCGTTGCACGCATGGTTGCAGGATTTGGCAGATGATGCGACAGCGGCGGGCAACGACTTGGTGGATATTCTTGCACCAGTCCCGTCAGAGTTGGCCGGAAAGCGCAATGAGGCAATCGCTTCGCGTGTGGACCTTCTGTCATACCCGGCAGCTTCGGTGTCGTACAATCTCGATGATACTGCCGCGCAATTCATCAACTTCGGCTCTATTAATCAGACCAATGCTTTCGTCCAATACTCGGGCCTGAAAACCATCGGCGGCATTGTCGCGGGCAGCCCGATTTACGTTGTCCAGAGCGGCAGCAAGATTACAAGCTTCTGGCCGAACGGTCACGTTCAAATTTTGGTCAAGGTCAAAACTGCGAACGCCTTTATCGACAGCGGCAACGTCACGGCTTTCAGCCGCAAGTGGGGCCAGACCTATTCGCACTTCGACGTGAACCTTGCGGCTGGGGGCGAAAGCAACGCGGCTCTTTCAACAGCCCTGGACAGCAATATCCTGCTGACCGAAATTCAGGCGGCGGCGCTGTCCGCCAAGGTTGCTGTGGCCTTCGGCGATACCACGCAAGACCTCGGCAATGGCAACGGCGGCAAGCTGTATAAAGGCACCATCACGCTGTCCGGCGGTGCCACATTGTCAGAAGCCTACCAATACCTGCAATACCTCACGCGGGAAAACAGCGTGGCCACCCTAAACAGCGTCCCCGGATGGCGCTACCGGGTGCTGAACGCGGCCTACACCGAAATTCCTGCGGCACCCTTCGGCACCTTCGCGGGGGGTACATTCTTTCTTGCGCAAGGATGGTGGATTACCGGCGTTCTTCCGGCAGAGGCAACACGCTACCAGCTTATCGCCCATGACGGCACAACGCAGGTTCCGCCGACCGTGGTGGGCATCACCGTGGGCAACCTTGTGTCCGGCGACCGGGTGCTTGTGGCGCGGGACAATGGATCGGGCGGGCTGCTCAAAGACGAATACACGCCTGTTGCAGCGTCATCGGGGGCCACGGCCCTGCAAATTGTGGAAAGCATCAAGACCGACACGCCTTCGTCGGGCGTCATCCGGATCAAAGGCGTGCCTTACGCCTATTCGTCCTTCAACGCTGACACCAAGACGTTCTCAGGTCTGTTCCCGGCTTTGGCGAGTAACATTGTCGCGGCGGATGATGTGTTCGTTCCCTTTATCGACCGTCAGGCGACGGGTGCGACGGAAAGCGTCACCTTCATCTATGCCAGCAACTTCAACACGCGGGTCGCTGTGCGAAACGGCAGCGGCGGATCGCCTATCGTACCATTCTCCACCACGCTGTCGATCACAAATGCAGGCGGGAGCGTGAACGCAAGCCGCAACAGTGATGTGTAATGGCTTATTACATCGCACCATTCACATTTGATTTTGTGGTGTCCCGCATTCTCATAGATGCGGGTGCCCGACAATTGGACTGCGGCACGCTTTACACGGCGATCAAGACTGCGCAAGCAAGCGAAGAGGGAATTATTTATGGTCAAATTGCACGCGGATCAGGACTTAACAGCCTCGGGCCAGGAGTCCAAGTCGGTCTCACCGTCGAACTATTGGGGTCTTGGCAACTGCGTTTTCCGGAGGGAGGTCCAGAAGGCTACATCGCCAGTGTTGCTGGCGGAAACCTTATCGGAGGCCCCGGCGGAGATTCAATCGCATATACTGCCGGTCTCCAAACCCTTCTAATCCAGTCCGCCGCGTCTACTGTGGTAACGGCAGGCGGCAGCGTGCCAACTGCGGCGCAGAACGCAGCGGCAGTGCTGGCGGCAGCGCAGGCGACTCCGATTCACTCTGATGTGCGGCGCATCAATGACGTCGAGGTTGCGGGTTCAGGCGTGACTGGTGACAATTGGAGGCCAGCCCCATGACAACTTGGGCTCTGGGTGTATGGGCGGAAGGAGCATGGGCGACAGAGTCATGGCTTGGCCTTGAACCCGAATCTTCCGGGCCAACCGCGGAGCCGGGCGAAAGCGTCACCAGTGGCAGGCTTCAGGACCGGGGCAACCGCGCAGGCACGCTTGCCGTCCGCTTCTTTAGCGGGGTGCTGACGGATGACGGGCTAACCTTCGGGACGCTTAACGCTAAACCGCTGTGCGGTTCAATTGTACTGCAAGACCCTCAAACGGGCGCTTTGACAAACGCTGATCTGTTGACGGGTAGATTGGCCGTGACGGCGCTCACTGGCGTCTTGACCACACCTACGCTCACGGGCTTCTTGTTCTTGCCCGGACCTGCCGCGGGCTTGATCAGTCTGGCTTCACCAAACACAGGAAAGGTTGAAAGATGGCCGAAATTTTCATGATTGGGCAGGGCAATACAACACCCTCGCTGATTTATACGCTTTATCCGCCTGTAAGTTTGGTCGGGGCGACAGTTTGGTTCACGATGGTGCGGGAAGGCGCGCCAGACACGGAACAAAGAAAGATTGATAATCAACTTGCAACCACGGAGGTTGCAAATCCAGGTGTCGTACGCTATGACTGGGCACAAGGAGATGCAGACACAGTTGAAAACTATGAAGGTCAGTTTGACATTTTATTCGCAAACGGAAAGCGCGCCACTTATCCTAACACCGAACCCAAGATCAAAATTGTCGTTAACCGCAGTCTAAGGTCCCCCGCATAGGTGATTCAGCAACTGTGGAAAACTTCTAATGCAATTTGTATAATCCCTCGTTGCAAAGACTGCCCCGCTTGCCCTATACTCAGGGCCAATAACTCCGGTCTATTACTACTTATGGGGAATCCTATGCAGGATAAAGCCGAAGCACAAGTCCTAACGCAGGATGAAATCGCACTCCGCGATTCCTTCATTGGGGAGTATATGCAGGACTTCAACCCCTTCCTGGCAGCGATCCGTTGTGGCTTCATTGCTGCCCACTCTGTCGAATGGGGCAAGCGTTTGCTTGAGGACGCGTATGTCCAGAAGAAAGTCCTTGAGCTGACTCGCAGACCACCGGAAGATCCTGCGAAAGCTGCGGAAGCTGATAAAGAACTGATCGCGAATACTTACCGTAGCGTCATTGCAACCGGAAGCAAATCTGAACAGGTTGCAGCCGCTCGTTCTTTGGCGCTGATGCGCGGGTTTGAGAAGCCAGACACTGTTGGCGATGCTGCTGCTGAGCTGGCAAACGTGATGCGTGAATTTGCACAGAGGGCTCCTGTCTGATGGGAAACCTTGCCCTTGAGCGCCAGATGTCAAGATGGTATGCACTCAAGGAGCATCCCGTCCAGAGGGCACTTGTCGAAGCTGTGGAGAATGGAATCCGTTTTCCTATTGTCCCGGCAGGACGACGCTCGGGCAAGACAGAACGTGCCAAGCGGTTTCTGTCCCGCCAGGCAATGTGGTATCCCGAAGAGAAATACTTCGCAGCGGCACCAACCTACACGCAAGCCAAGAAGATTTGGTGGGACGACTTGAAGCTGCTCACCTTGAGCTCGGTGCATGAGCGCAAGCCTAGCGAAAGTGAACTGAAACTGTTCCTGCCAAATGGAACTGAGATCCACATTATTGGATTGGATCAGCCCCAGCGGATTGAAGGTATCAACTGGACTGGCGGGGTCATTGACGAGATTGCGGACATTAAGTCCGAAGCCCTTGAAGCCAACATCATGCCCGCACTTAATACGGTTGACCCGCGCAGACCGTTTTATCGAGCGTGGTGCTGGTTTATTGGCGTTCCGGACGGCCTAAACCATTATTACGATATGGCAGAATATGCGCGGACTAGCGGCGATTCCGATTACGGATTGTTTCACTGGAAGTCCGAAGAGATTCTGCCCCCGGACGTTATTGAAGCTGCGAAGCGGACCATGTCAAAGAAACAGTATCAACAAGAATACTGTGCGACGTTCGAAACTGCTGGTGGGCGTATCTACGAAGACTATGGGGTGCGGAACTATACCGCTGCCACCATTATGGATCATGAGATCATTCACTGGACGCACGACCAGAACTTCACACCGCTGAGTTCTGCTATTGTGGTCATTCGGAACAACGTCCCGCACTTACTGGAAGAGATCGTTCTGGAAAGCGCCATCAGCAGGCAGTCCGCAGTTGAGTTCGTGGAGCGATTCAAAGATCATGCAAACAAGAAGGTCTACATCTACGGTGACCCCGCGGGCCGTGCTGGTGAGAAGCATGGCCACAAGTCGGATTACACCGAGATTGAAGAAGTGCTTCGGTTGGCTGGCTGGATGTTTGAGCGCCGGGTCCGTTTAGCGCACCCATCCATCAAAGACCGGCAGAACGCTGTCCGGGCTAAGATTTGCAATGCAAAGGACGAAGTAAGTTTGTTCGTTAACCCCAAGAAAGCCCCCTGGAGCCACAAGGGTTTGGCAACAGTGCAGCACAAGGAAGGATCCACCTTCCAGGAAGATGATTCGAACAAGTATCAGCATATCACCACGGCAATCGGGTATTTCATTGACTGGCACTGGCCATCAGGACGTTCGCTCGGTGGCAATGGCAAGGTGGCTGGAAACTTCTAGGGATAGCAACGGACGCTGTGATAATAAATAAAGTAAAAGGATTCCAAAAATGGGACTTGACGCAAAGCATCCGGAATACATTGCCCGTCGTGAAGATTGGGCAATGATGCGCGATTTCTATGCGGGGGAGCGAGTTGTTAAGAGCAAGACGACAACTTACCTGCCCGCAACGTCCGGGATGATCATTGATGGGATGGGGCGCACGGGATCTGGTAAGCAGAACATCGGACAAGAAGCTTACAATGCTTACTTGACGCGGGCGTTGTTTCCGGATTACGTCAAGGAAGCGGTGGAAGCCTACATTGGTCTACTGCACCAGAAAGCGCCCACCATTCGTTTGCCAAAGGTGCTAGAACCCTTGCGGGAGAAAGCAACACTGTTCGGCGAGTCGCTGGAAATGCTTATCCGGCGCATCAACGAAGAACAACTT